GTGGCGCTGCCTGCTTGGACTTGGGCCACACAACCATCCAAGAAGTTCCTTTATGCGTCTTACGCCGCCTCCCTGTCGATCAGGGATAGCACCAAGTGCCGAAGGCTGATCGATAGCCCGTGGTACAAGGCGCACTTCGGTGACAAGTTTAAGCTGACCGACGATCAAAACCAGAAACAAAGATTTGAGAATGATCACACAGGCTATAGGATCGCCACCAGTGTCGGGGGCGCTTTGACTGGGGATGGGGGAGATATCATATGTATAGATGACCCTCACAATTCGATAGAAGCAGATAGTTCTAAAGTTAGGGAGGGCGTTCTGGAGTGGTGGGACCAAGCCATGCAGACACGCCTTAACGATCCGCAGACGGGCGCGTTTGTCATCATCATGCAAAGATTGCACGAACAAGACCTGACGGGCCACATTCTGGCAAATCAACTTAAAGGAGAGTGGGATCATTTAATGCTACCTGCGCGGTATGAAGTTGGAGCGCCAAATCCAATGCGGTCATCCCTTGGCTTCACAGACCCACGCACAGAGGAGGGGGAGCTTCTGTGGCCCGACAGGATGGATGAGAAGACCCTCACCAACCTAGAGCGGTCTCTTGGCTCCTACGCTGCCGCTGGGCAGCTACAGCAGCGCCCCAGCCCTAAGGGCGGCGGGATACTGAAGGCGTCTTGGTGGGTGCCGTGGGAAAAGGAGGAGCTACCCGAAGTGTCTTATGTAATCCAATCTTGGGACACCGCCTTTGAAACAAAAGAAAGCTCAAGCTACAGCGCACGAACAACGTGGGGCGTCTTCAAGAAAGATGGCTACGACTGCCTGATCGTGCTGGAAGCGTGGTATGACAAAGTCAACTATCCAGAGCTACGCAAGTTAGCGCAGGAGGCATACGATGACTGGGAGCCAGACGCAGTTTTAATAGAGAAGAAGGCCAGCGGAGCAAGCCTTCTCGCTGATTTGCGCATGGCGGGGGTGCCAGTATTGGCATATTCCCCAGATCGTGATAAGGTGGCCCGTGCTCATGCGGCATCTGCCCTGCTAGAAGACGGCAGAATTTACTATCCAAAACGCAAATGGGCCGAAGATTTGATCTCAATATGTGCGGCTTTCCCGGCTGCAAAAAATGACGACATAGTAGACACATGCACTCAGGCGTGGTTAAGGTTACGCAAGGGCTGGTTCCTTGGTCACACTGAAGACCCAGAAGAAGACTACGCTCCAGAGACACAAAGGATGACGATGTATGGCTGACCCGAATATTATTCCGTTTGCTGAAGGATCGCCCCTAGATGACCTGATGGTCGAAGAACTCCCAGACGGTGACGTTCTAATCGGTGATCCAGAGCTAGAAATGCAAGACGAAATTGGTGAGGCAGAGTTCGACAAAAACCTCGCAGAAGAAATCGATGCCCGTGAGCTTGACCGAAAAGGCCAAGAGCTAATCGGCTTTTACGAAAACGATGAAGCCTCCCGATCAGAATGGCTTGAACGATACAAGGCAGGGCTGCGTACCTTAGACCCAGATGGTGGTTTAGATCAGGGCGATGATGAACGCGCCACCCGTGGACTGTCCATCGTTGTTCACCCCCTAATCGCTGAAGCGGCAACCCAGTTTAATGCCAAGGCCATTGCAGAGCTTTACCCGTCAGGCGGTCCAATTAAGACCGTCATTATTGGCGATCCCGACGAAAAAATCGAGGAGCAGGGCCGTAGGGTGCGCGAGTTTATGAACTGGCAAATCCAAAACGAAATGGTCTCATACTTTCCAGACTTGGATCAAATGCTGTTTCACCTGCCGCTGGTAGGTCAGACGTTCAAGAAGGTTTGGTGGAACGTAAACCTAAATCGACAGTGCAGCGACTTTGTGAAGGCCGAAGACTTCTGCGTGGCACCAGAGACCAAAGACCTCTACACCTCCCCCCGATATACCCACGTCATTCGAATGCCAAAGAACGATTACAATAATTACGTTCAAAACGGCTACTATCTCCAGACAGAATATGATGGTGGAGACGGTATCGGAACAGGCAGCGGCGATACCATTGGCGAAATCGAGGGCGTCGATGAGTACGGCGACAGCAGTGAAGACGGCACCATGACACTGCTGGAAATGCACGTCTATGATCTGTTCGACGGCATTGACGGCCAAGAAATGGATGAGGACGAGGCCGACGAGAACGCTGTCGCGCTGCCCTACGTCATTACCATCGATTACGATAATCAGAAAGTTGTCAGCGTCAGACGCAATTGGCGCGAGGACGATGAGACAAAAAAACGCCGCGACTGGTTTGTGAGCTATAAGTTCCTACCGGGCTTGGGCTTCTACGGCTTTGGCCTGTATCACATGATCGGTGGACTAGGCAAAGCAGCCACGGGATCGCTCCGCGCTCTCTTAGATTCCGCAGCGTTTAGCAATATGCAGGGTGGCTTTAAGCTGCGTGGCCGTGTTCAAGGCGGCGACATGCAGATCAGTCCCGGTGAATTTGTTGATCTCGACAGTACCGTCGATGACGTGAATAAAGCCATAATGCCATTGCCGTTCAAGGAGCCGTCAGGTTCGTTGTTCAACTTGCTTGGCTTTATGGTTGAGGCAGGCCAGCGATTTGCCAGCACTGCCGACTTAAACATTGGCGACGTTAATGCCAACATGCCAGTTGGCTCGACGGTTGCTTTGATCGAGCAAGGTTCCAAGGCATTTAGCGCAATTCACAAGCGGCTACACTACGCGCAGGGCCAAGAACTTAAACTTCTTGCGGGGCTGAACGCTGAAAATCTCCCTGATGAGTTCAGCTTTTCGCGGGCGGGAGCTGCGGAGATTATCTACCGTGCCGACTTCGATGATCGGATTGACATTGTTCCAGTGTCTGATCCTAACATCTTCTCGACAGCCCAGCGCATCGCGCAAGCACAAGCTGTCTTGGAAATGGCGCGATCAGCTCCGCAACTTCACGACCTGTACCAAGCATATAAGCGGATGTATGAGGCGATCCGCATACCCAACATTGATGAGATCCTAAAGAAGCCTGAAGAGGCTGTGCAGATGGATCCAGTGGACGAAAACATGAGCGTGTTGTACGGCAAGCCAATCCGCGCTTTTCCAGAGCAGGAGCATGAGGCGCACATTGCGGTTCACATGCAGTTCATGCAAGATCCGTCACTGGCGGGCAATCCTGGCGCGGCTGCTATGCAGCCAGTGCTGATCGCCCACATTGCTGAACACGTTGCGCTGTTGTATCGCCAGCGGATGGAGGCCAGCATTCAGATGGAGCTGCCGCCACTGCCAAACTTTAAAGATCCAGACTTCAAGTTTGAGGGCATTGATCCAGAGATGGATCGCCTAATTAGCCAGCGCGCGGCGCAGGTTGTGCAGGCCGCACCTCAGATGAAGCAGATCCAAGCACTAGCGGGCGCAGGACAGCAGGAGCAAGCCAATCCGCTGCAATATGCACAGCAACTAGCGCAGCTTGAGACAGAGGCCCTGAAGGCCCGCACACAGGCCCAGATACAGGCTGACCAAGCCAAGGCTAAGTCCAGCATTGAGATCAAGCAGGCAGAGGCCCGTCAGGACATGGAGATTGACGCAGCCAAGGCGCAGGCCGACATGCAGGCCAAGGTAATGAAGCTAGAGGCTGACTTACAACTTGAGCGTGAGAAGAATGCAGCGAAGATCCAGATGGAGGCGATGAAGAATGCTCCCCCAACAATCTTATAATCCTCGACAAATAAATCAGGTGTCTGACATGCTTCCACGCCTGCGCCCTGATTTATTTGGGGCATTACCGCAGGAAGGCCCACCCCAAGCTGGCGGGCCGCAGGGCGGGCCACCGCCACCAGCGGGCGGATCAGGGGGCGGTGAGCCACCGATGGACATGAACAAATACCTGATCGACAAGGTCATGGAGATTAAGGCCCGCATGGGCAGCGGCGAGGGCATGGGCGCGTTAAGTGCTATTTCAGAAGCTGCCATGCAACCGCCGCAACAGCCACCGCAGCAACCACAGCAACCACCGCAGCAACCACCAATGAGGGCATGATGAACACATTTATGGATCGCGTGAACGTAATCGTTCAGAAAAGCCAAGCCCCTATTAACCCAATGGCTGCGGCTCCGAATGTATCATACCCTGACACGGGAATGGGCGCG